GGATCGGCTTGTGCATCAACTTGATCACCATCGGCCATTCCGGCAACTCTTCCGGAGACGGCGCGTCGGGCTCAAACGCCGCTTCCGGTTCAGGCGGGGCAGGCTTGGTCGGCGTAACATCCTTCAACTCTAGCGGATCGGTATCGAGGAAGCCTTCACGTTCTGGTTTGTTCATGCTGTTGTCCTTGCGAACTCACCGAAATACTTTTCCGCAGCTACCGCATAAGCTGCCTCGGCCCGGGATATCAATGGCCGCGTTCTTTCCCGTCCCATTTTGCCGCCTTCTCAAAAGGAGTTGACTGTATAGGACTTGGGCCGTAAAATTCGATATAGCCCTTGTTTCCTAGGGTCAGAGCGCAATCTCTTCTGCATTTAATCCTTCCCATCTGATTCTGGTCTGACCGTCACGGGTGTTGACCTCAAAGCCGCCCTTGATAACGGCATTGTGCAGCACATACTCGAATTGATTGGCGCACTGCGCGATCACCGTCACGTCTGTCTGGTTCAGAATGTCTTCCAGACTAAACGTCGGCAACGTCGAGAAATCGCCTTCGATGTAGGGCACGCGCGGCAACTCCTGATAACCGTGAACGCCGTCCTGACCGGCAATCATTGTTCGCTCTACTGGTGACGGCGAAACTGTGAGATTCCCCCGCAACGCATATTGCTGCCCATCAACCGACACGAATGCAGTCCCTGCAAATCTGGTAGCCAACGTAACCTCCTATTTTGCCTGATGTAGATTTCTTCCCAAAAAGTTGGGCTCGCTGGTTGCGTCAACGAGCCCACAAGTCGGGAGGTAGGTGCATTAAGCGACGCCGGGGCCTGCGATGGCACCGCCCGCGCCCGCTACGCCGGAGAGTCCGGTGTAGCCGATGATCGTAGTATCGACACCACGGTCGTATTGCAGCCTGAACTGAGCCAGCACCGCAAAGATGCGCAGCTGGTTAATGAGGTCGGGCGGATACAGTACGTTGAGCCTGTTCGGATTGTTCGGGTCGCGCTCGACCAGAAGAAACTTCTTGAAGTTGGTCGTATCCTCGACCAGCCCATTCCACTCGTCGTTCTTGTACTGCGCCACCAGCTCGGCCTTGGCGATGCCGGGAGTGATCACCGCCTGACCGGGTCCGAAGCGGGTGCCGTCATTGGCGAGCTTGTGCCTCGGATACTTGGTCGTGACGGCGTGACGCTGGTTGCGCAGTAGCGCCGCCAGCGTTGCCAGAGTGGTCACCAGCTCGTAAGCATCGTCGGGCTGACCCAAGCTGTTCAATTGATACGTGGTCTGCTCTCGGGCGATCTGCGTCAGTCCCGAACCCGGCCAGCATTTCTGGATTGCCAGCCCGTTGGATGCCAGCGAGTTGATTTCGTCGAAATTGAAGCGCTGGTGCAGCGGCGCGGGCAACGTCCCGACGAACTGCAACGTTTGCAGCGGACGCGCCGGATCGTTGGTGAGTGCCCGTTGAGCCTTGGCAGCGTATGCCGCCGCCATTTCGAACATCGGCGTCGGCGTCGCATCCTCGAATGCCATGATCGAGATCACGCCGCTGTTGCGGATCTGCCCAAAGGTGATCAGCGAGCTGTAGTCGCCGCGCTTGGCGCTAAAGACGTGCCCGAAATGCTGCCGCATCCAGCCCCAACGACCGCTGTCCGTGAAGCCGTATTCAAGCTCCCAAGCCATCAGACTGGATGAATCCGTATACGGCATCGCGACGTATTCGAACTCTTCCTCGCCCATGTTTGAGATCAGGTTGGCGAAATCCGGCGTGCCAGTTCCTCCGGTCAAGAAGCCAGTCACGGGCAGCGAAAAGACGAGATCGGTCGGATCGGTCTCGCCGCCGATCTGGCCGAAGTAATCCATCTCGACCCGGATGTCGTTGCCATGAACGCCCTCGAACGTTGCCGTCAGGGTTACCGTGGCTGTCGAAGCCGTCGCCTCTACGGCAATATTAGGATGTGCGTTTATCGCATCGCTGATCGCGGTCGCAATCTCGTCCACGGTATCGGTGCCGCCGATGTTTACCGCGACGTACTCGCCACCGATGTAAAGATGAATCGTGCCCGCTTCGCTCGCTGCCGTCGTGACCGTGATAGTGCCCGTCGCCGCCACGCCGCCGCTACTGATCTGCACCGGAGCGCCCCAGACTTCATTGGCGAAGTTGTTGGCAAAGAACACCTTGAGCATCCGCGCCAGTTCAGAGCCTACGCCGAACTTGGCTTCGGCCTGCGCCAGCGAACCGATTGCAACCGGCACATCCGGCGGTGCCGTGCCGTCGTCGTTCATCATGCCAACCAGAAGCGCTCGCAGATTGAGCGTCGGCAGACCCGCCATGCTCGGATCGACCTCGACCCAATAGAGCGGGACTTTGATATTTGAGGGGATATTGGCGAAACTGATGGGCATGAACGTGGACTCCTATGTGAAGGCAGATGCCAGACTGCGCTCTTGGGTGAAAATCAACGGTCTTTAGTTGCTTCCAACGTGGGTCGCAGGCGACGTGCTGTGCGACGCCTTCGATTTGCTTTCGCGGGATTCATCCAGCGTTATCGACCCGTCCTTGAGTCGCCGCTGGGTGAAGGTGTCGAGCGGCCATTCGTTGCTGCCGCTGGATCGGAAGGCGCCAGCGCGCGGATGCTTGAGGCTAGCGCGTGTCGCATCATCGCGCGGCGAGACTCGCACCCGCTGCACTTCCTTGGCCTTTCGGACCATAACCATGCGCGCCAGTTGCTTCTTCTTGCGAATTGAATATTCGGGCTTTTTGGTCGTTGCATTGGCTGCCATGTGCTCCTCCTTTGTGGGAATCATGGATCGGGCGGCAAAACCGAATCCGGGTTGAATACGTAGGCGACCTTTGCATCGCGCTCGGAGTCAGGCGGCAACGGCGTCGGCACCGAATCCGGGTTGAACTCGTAGACGATCTTGACTTGCTGAATGGCGTCGCGCTCCGCATCGGTCCCGCCGATCGGAAAACCGGTCTCGACCGTGATGCGCTCCAGATCATCGAAGCCGTAGGGCTCCCACAGCGTGGCGAACTGAAACACCAGATCGACCACCCGCTCGGCGATCGGCGTCTCATTCCTGGACCCCGCGAGCCCGTAGCGCGGCTTGGAAACGCGACCGCGTGCCACGCCCTCGAAAGAAACACCCGAACCGGTGTCGAACATGTTGGTGAGCGAGTCATCGCGCAACAGCATGCGCAGAATGGCCCATGACGTGGCGTCGATATCCTGTAGCAGCTTCACACTGTCGTTGTTGCGCAGGATGATCTGAAAGCCGATCTGGACTGTATGCGTGAGCTTGACCGTGGTCTCGTTCATGGCGCCGTCGGGTGACAGCGGCTCGTCATAGAGAAACACGCCCAAGAATGGCACCTGACTCCACAACTCGACCGGGAGCGCCGAGGAAATTCGCGTTACCGCAAAATTGACAAAGAACGGATCATTCGCCAGCCGCTGGAAAATCCAGTCCAGCAGCACCCAGGCATAGCTCTGCGTGTCAAGAATCGTGCCGGTGTTGCCGGTGTCGGGGTCTTGCGGAGGAATGCGCATATCAGGGTTCGTAGCGACGGAGCGTCAAGGAGGTCTCCCCGCCCCCGTTCATGGCGGCATCGGTGATCTCGAAAGTGCCCGCCGCCGGAATGCCCGCCGAGGCTGGAATGTCCACGAGATCGCCTTGCACTGGGACGGCGCCAAATTCGTTGTCGCGAATGTCGAGAATGGTTTCTTGGTCCGACAGCACAGCCAAGCCCGCTTCGGTCTGGATCGTGGTGCCACGGGTAGTCCAGATTCCGCGCGCAGGGTAAGCAGGCGCACCGGGTTGCGAGAACAAGGGCGTAATAGTCACGCTACGCCCGAACGTATCCTGACACGCCTGATACACCATCAGCGACATGTCTATTACCATGTGACCTTGTCCTTCAGCAAATGACTCATGCGCGCGAACAGCTTGTCGAACAGAACCGAACGCAGGATCGGATCTCGCATCGTTGAACTACGCACCAATCGCGGCAGCGACGACAACCTGCGTGAACGTCCCGGCCGATGTTGATGGTGCGGATGCGTGTCCGAGTAGGTGCGGGAGCGCGGATAGATCATCGTGATCGCGCTGACTTCATCCTTGGTCCGCAGCTGCTCGACCTTGGTCTCGGGATATTGCCGGTGCATATCCTCGGTCTGCCAGGCGGTCAGCTCTTGCGGCATCTCCTCCCAGCCCATGGCATGAATCTTTTCAGCCATGTCGTCGAGCCGCTTCTGGACCTTGTCCGAGACCACATGAAAGTCAAACATAATAGCGCGTGTAAGCCGAGAGCAGCCCGCTGGCCATTTGGTTGGCCATAGCCATTGGTCCCGTCCCGCTCGCCATCTTGGCGACGGCTTGATTGACATCGAAGAATTGCACGCGGCTATCCTTATGCGCGATCGACCGCACACCGGAGGTCATCGCCCGCGATTGCCAGATGCGTGCACTCTGCACCATCAGCGCCAAGGCCTGCTTGAGCGCAGGCGGTGCCTCGTCTGGCAGGAGATAGCCGCCCGCGTAGGTAATGCGAATCGG